ATGGAAACAATGTTTCTTTATAAAATGTGTCTGCATTATCTAAGAATATTTCAGATGAATTACGAGTACCACAATGGGTATCATTCAATATACAAATTTTCATTAACCAAGGATCTCACTTAAATCACTATCACCAGAGTTAGCTACTGCTCTACTCTTTGCTTTCTTACGTTCTGCTTTGACGATCTCTTTCATTTCTGTATCTTTTACTTTAATCGTATCAATACGAGATTTAAGAGTATCTACAAAATGTTGTCCTACGCTCTCAGCCATACCACCAGCTTCAACGTCTGTAAAGTCTTCAATAGTAGACTGAGCTATGAACTTCATCTTAATATCTTGTTGTTTCTTTTCTTTTGCAATACGTCTGAGAAATGCATACCATGATATCTGAGTAAAGTAAGCGAATGCATTCGGTTTACCTGTACGTGTGGCTGCTTCGATATTATAGTTTTCGATTGCTTTCAAACAGTTTTCTACCGCATCCATTACCATTTCTTCACGGTATGTATATCGTACAAAGTTTGATTTATGTGATAAACCTTCTGCAATACGAAGAAAGCACATGGCAATATAGTCTGTTACGACTGGTAATTGTTCTGTTTTTTCTTTTGCTATTGCTACTAGTTTGCAATAATCAACGACTGCCCAAGAGAAGTCTTTGTTATTAACGTAATGAGGTTTGTCCTTTGGTTTTATTTTAGCCATAATGGTTCCTAGTGTATCTTGTTGAGTATATTATAACACAACGCTGAGGGGTTGTAAACCAATTTATTTTACTTTTTTTTAAAATTAAGGGTTTACAAAGTTGATAGATAGTGGTATAATAAAGAGTGAGCTTCTTTGAGGGGGATAGTATACTGTGATTAAATCTGATAATGAATGGTCTCCACTCAAAGAAGTAATCCTTGGATCGAGTAAGAACTTCAATTGGTCTACTGATGATCCTGTTTTTATGGATGCTTATGATACTATGGGATGGGATTTTGGTGGTCCTGTTGATAATAAAGTAATAGAAGAAACAGAAGAAGCTCTTCTTAAGTATGAGTCTATTCTAACACGTTTCGATGTAAAAGTACACCGTCCTAAAGAAATAGATTATGTTGAGCTCAATGCATATGGTGCGTACTCTCCACGTGATACTGTTTTAGTTATAGGTGATAAAGTTATATTTACTCCATGCGGTTGGGAGAAACGTCGTCTTGAATGGGATGGTTATAAACATTTATTTCCTAATTATACTTTGTGTGATGATCCAGCTGCTCATTTTGATGCTGCTCAAGTTATTCGTTGTAATCGTGATATTATATATCTAGTTTCTCACGGAGGTAATATTGAAGGTGCAAACTGGTTAAAAGACTTTCTTGGTAAAGAATACAATGTACATTTGATAGGAAGTGATGTGTATCCTGGACATCATTTAGATACTACAATTATTCCTTTACGAGAAGGATTAGTCATGTTCAATGCGGCTCGTATGAGTGAGGAGCATGTACCTTCGTTTATGAAATCGTGGGATAAGATATGGATACATCCTAATGATTTATTTGACTTTCAAGATGGGATGATGGGATCGAGATCTATATATCTCAATGTATTTTCTATTAATGAGCATGTAGCTGTATGTGATCCTGATCAAACGTTTCTAATAGAAGAACTACGTAAACATAATATTATGTGCCATCAAGTAAAATTACCTCATTGTAAATTCTTAGCTGGCGGCCATCATTGTACTACGCTTGATATGCATAGATCTAGTTAAGTTTATTTTTATCAATCTTAAACTGTAGAACATTATCAGGCGGCATATCAGAATCTCCGACTTGAAAATACTGAAATGGATCTTCGGCCCTATCTGCATTTTCTTCTTCGCCCAATAGTTTTAAATATTTCTTATACTGATTACGAAGTGTATTACTCGGATTTCCTATTGTAATAATATGATATGGCATGAGCGAACATAAAGATGAAGTATCATCTTGATATGTCATGAACGGTCTGAATGTAAACCATCTCGTTCCTTGTTCAAAGTTCTCTTGTATAATAATCTTACATGCTTTACGTATGATCATTACTTCTTGTTCGTCTATATCTAGGTCTGGCCATTGTACTACTTCACATAATACTTCCTGTCCATTGCTTAATACTATTTGTCTTATATCTCCTGGTTTCATTTTAATTCTATCTCATATATTTTGTAGTTGAATTTTTGTTTTGAATAGATCTTAATGCGCTCGGCCGAATGCTCTAGTGCGAAGTTCTTTCGACCTAACCAGTGCAAGTCATCGGCGATATCATATAGTTTGGCCTCCCGACCGTCGTCACTTTTTCTTAGGCTTCTACCTATACTCTGTAATACTCGAATCTGTGATTTAGAAGGAGATGCGAATATTATATTATGCAGGTTACGTATATTTATACCTGTACTAAACGTACCCATGCTGGCTACAATGATTGCATTCTTTTGTGTTTCCACAATACCTCTAATAGCTTCTCTGTCAGCAGTAGCGGTTTCACCACTTACATAAAATACCTTTCTATCTTCTTCGGCTTCGTCTCTTATCATATCGAATAAGACTTTACCGTGTTTCTCTACAAACTGAAACAGTACGAGTGTATTGCCAGTCTGAGTTGTTGCTAAGTTTCTTACAAACTTATTTCTACTTTCATTACGAACAATGAGATCTATCTCTTCTTGATAGGTCTGTGTTCCACGATTCTTACGTAACTCTTCTGGATATTTAAGTTTAATAACACTAATATTCAGCTTTGCGAGTGTATCGTTATCTTGTAACTTCTTTGTCGTTGTTACATTATATATCTTACCAAATAAGCCTTGTAATACAAGCTCATGTGTCTGTGTGCCGTCCAATGTACCAGTTGTACCAAATCTATATTCAGCTTCACGTGCCTTGTTCATTATTGAGTTGAGCGATTTAGATTTAAATCCGTGACACTCATCACCTATTACACAACCAAACTGTTCAAACCATTTAGTAGGTAACTTGTATATAGATTGCCAGGTTGATATAACTACTGCAGCATTAGTCATTTTCTCTTTACCAGAATATATCTTATGACAACCATTTTCTACAAGCATGCCATAGTCTTTGAAGTCAGCGTACATCTGATCAACTAATGAAGTTGTCGGCACAATGATAAGAACTTTTTGTATGCCGTTACTGCTAAGCATTGCCATATAGTATTTTATTAAAACATATATTATAAGCGATTTACCTGAACCTGTCGGACTTACTAATACAGATCTTTTATTATGCAATGCATGACATACAGCATTGAACTGATAATCTCTTATCTCAATCGGTTTACCACGAGATTCTATCTCAAGTCCTTTAATGAACTCCATAATTGCTTTTGGATTTATTTCATCTTTATCATCTGGAGAACCATAATTATTCTCATCAGATATTTCTATCGTATAGTTACGTTTGGCACAGAAGTCTTTTATAAATGGATATAAGCCTACATGAATCTCGTTAGACTGTACATTGAATAATCGTATCTTGCCGTCCCATACCTTATTACGAAATGCCGGCATATACTTGTAGCCAGGTACAAAGAATGAGAAGAAATCACTTAACTCATTTGCTATACCAAAATCACATCCCACGTGCATAATGCTGTGGTTTTTCTTCTCAAGTATTATTTTGTCCATATCTTATATATAGTGTTTACAAAGCATCATTAATGTGGTATAATATACATATGAAATTAAACTTAGAAACAATCCTTGAAATGTGGAAAGATGATAGTGTGATATCTAATACCTCGCTAGATGAAGTATCACGTCAGACACCTCAGTTGCATTCTAAATATCTTGAGTTACGATCTACTGCTAAGCTACAACTAAAACGTATGGAGATGCAGCAAAAGACTTTATTAAAAGAGAAGTGGTTATATTATAACGGCAAGATGACTCAAGAACAAATAGCAGAATATGGCTGGGAGTTTGATCCTTTCAATGGCCTAAAAGTTCTGAAAGGCGAGATGGATCATTATTATGATTCTGATATTGATATACAAAAGTCAGAAGAGAAGATCATATATTGGAAAACAATCGTAGAAACATTAGAAGAGATAGTCACGAGTCTTAACTGGCGACATCAAACAATAGGCAATATGATTAGGTGGAGAATGTTTGAAGCA